CGTAGAAGTCGGCTACAGTATCTTCTCCCACCATGGGGTCGGAGTTCCCGCTGGACGTTCCTCGTAAGGGATACCCCCAGTGGTCGTCCCAGTGATACTCTAAGATCGCAGGATCTCTTGCTATCACTAGCTTTGACCAGTCGGCGGAGATAAGAGCGTCTCTAAGCTGCGCCACATAGTTTAAGTCTTGGGTTTCCTTGTTGGTATGTTGCGAGTAGTAACCAACCGCTAGGTTCGTACACTCTGGGATAATGTGAGCGTACTCGTTACTATCTGTGTAACTACCAGTAGGGTCTGGTTCGTGATCCATTCCTAGAATACTGGCCAGAGACTTGGCAAAGGCATCACTAGCTGTTCTGCACCCCATCTGGTGGGTTATGATATCGCTAGTGCCTCTGCGGTCGAAGCTAATGACTGCGTTCACACTAGCTAGCCACCAAGGATTGTCATCCACTAGCGCCCTAGAGCCAATACAACCAGTCTCTTCTTCGGCATGGACTACATAGACGCCCTCGATACCTGCGTCGATCATTTCTAAGATCAGCCAGATACCTGTCGCACAGTCTGCGCCCAGACAGTTAGACTTGGAACCGTTAGCTAAGCTGACAATACCGTCATTGATCTGGATATTCTGCATACCGTTGTCCTTGTGGACGCTATCGTAGTGTGCAGCGTAGCAGACGCTTGGGTTATCGCCTATGACTAGCTCATAGTTACCATTCTTGTCTGGATATCCGAAGGTCGGGTGTAGAAAACGGCTACAGAAATCCTTGATGGACTCAGTGCCATGCTTGCGCTTATATTTAAGCATTGACGTCAGGCTATGCACTGCTCGCCCTCCTCTTTCTTAAGTTGTGATGACCACTCACCAGTTAGCTCATTCTGAACATACTCATATGCGCGGTCACTCTTGTTGAACGCTTGGATCTGCTCCAAGGTTGTCAGTTCGCCATCTTCTAAGACTTGAGCATCATCGTTGTGATAGATCTCATCGCTTAGCCAACAGGTAAAGTATTCGTCGTCATACTGATCTGCGGAGATAGCTTCGCCATCCGCCGTAGTATAGGTATACTCCTCATACCATAGCGACCCATCGGTACACTCAATGGCGTATTCGTCCGCATAGTACGAGTCCCATAACTGAACTACGGTATTACCGTTCCAGTGACGGCTATATACTTCCCTAGCATCAACCTCATGATAGTACTCATCTGAATACTCGCATCTGAAGTAGCTACTCTCAAGACAGCTCGGACATATGGCTCTATCACAGACGTGAGTTACGTCCATTTCATGGATACTGTCTGAGCAATCCTCGCAGTAATAACGGTCGCCATCTCTTAAGATGCCACCATAGTTACTACCGTCGATAGTGCCACACTCGTCAACTACCAGATATTCTCCGCAGACACGTAAGGCACGAGGCTCCAGATCAAGGTAAGGTGCTAACCACCCCCCATCATATGAGAAGGCTTCTAAGCGAGCACCCTCCCATGAGGCACCGTCTGCGCGTCTAGCTCCCATTCTATAGAGCTGCTCGTCGAGCATTTCATAGGCTGCTTCTGATACGCAGTAGATAGGTGCTGCCTGAGGTATCTCTGGCTTAGTCCACACGACACACCGACCAGCGATCTGTCCTGAGGGAGTTTCTAACCAGAGTATCGTAAACTCACCAGACGCATATGCCTCAGCGGGATGCTTAGGTAATGAGTCAAACGAGTACCGCATACAGCTATTGGCCATATGCTTCTTAGACCAAGACGTATCTACATTCTCATAATCGGCTTGCTCATAAGAGTAGGCTTTTCTAAATGAGGCTGCATCTTGGCCAGTCTTTAAGGTAAAGTCTTTGGCTAATAGCTTAGCTTTTACCTCATCGACCATCTTGTCGACCTCACTATCGGTTAGCACTGGGAACATACGTCTAAGCGCACGCCCAATCCGCATAGCTTGGCGACCATTACGGCCTTTAGACCTAGCATTGGCATCTGGCCAAATGTATAGGCTATTAGGCTCATTACGATCTACATTAGGTCTATAGAAGTCTATGACCTGTTTGATCTTAGAGTTTTGCTCCATGTGATAGCTATTAAGAAACTCCCCGCTAATATCGCGGGCGTTTCCTATATCTGTCACTAGGATATCATACACGCGAGTTTCTATGAACTTGCCTGCACGACGAGACAGGCCTTCATTACTAAGCTCATCGCTTAGCTCAAGACCTGCGAGAGATTTTCCAAAGTCCCTCATAGTTACCTCCTAAGTAACGGTTAAAGTTTACAGCTTACGCTGCGGCTAAGATACAGGCTAAGGAACGAATCAGTGGACGCACCTATCCTGTGCTTATACTATAGCATTTCTAGGGGTAAGGGTCAAATCCTTAGTTTTATTCTATGGTGGTAGCCGGGCTTGTGATCACATTTGTAGTGCCTAAGAATAACTACAATATAATCAAGTACTTACACTAACTGCGTACAACTAATTTGTGATCACAGTTCCTACGTGGGGAATATTTCTTTGGTCATATGGGTGTAGCCAGGCCTGGCGCTGAGCTAAGGAAAAACCTTAGATCTTCGATCATTTCCCATCCGGGGTCCTGGCTTAGGGCTTAGCCTGGCGCCTGGCTTAATTCCTATCCAGGATCCTGGCCTGGGCCTTAGCCTGGCCCTTAGGTTATTTCCTATCCGGGGTCTTAGCCTGGGGCCTGGCCAGGGGCCTGGCTTAGGTCATTTCCCATCGGGGGGTCTAGAGCTTAGCTAAGGCTGTAACCTGGGCCTATCCTAATGCCCCGGCCTATATCCTAATTAGTTCTTGGTATATACCTTAGGATAGACCTTAGCTATCCTTTAGGATATGTACCCATAATAGTCCTTGACCTATCCCTTAGCATAGGCCTTAGCATATCCCTTAGGATAGGCCTTAGCTATGACCTTAGCGCATAGCACCTATGCAAACAAATCGTATCTCCCGGTGCATTTTTTTGTTGCAGACCACAGTAGAATATGGCATTAATTGTATATGGACAGGGGGCCACGGTGGCCTTAGGATCGGCGAGATCCGCGACTGTCAGTCTAGTCAGCCTAGGCCGAAGGGCAATCCTGCCCAAAGTTTAAACCTAACGTACTATGGAGGTACACACTATGTCTAATTCTGATTTTTGGTCTGCCGAAGAGGTCACTGTTGAGATCCTACGCAAGCGCGCTCACAAAGAGCTGTTGAATGTTCTTTGCGCTCATATCGCAGCTATCAAAGACGATGACGCCTATGCCATCGCTCTTGACGCCGCGCTTATGTATATGACCATAGACCTTGGGTCCACGCCGCGCCAAGCGGTCAAGGACGCGATCAAGGCCCGCTGCGAAGACTTGCGCGGATGACCCCCCGTGAACTTATAGCGTCCCTTATTGGGGCGCTTATCCTTTTCCTAATCCCACTGGCTTATTTCTACATTGTCTATGGGCTAGGCCATTAACTATGTTGGGACCCTTGCTATTCTCATAGCTTGGGTCTTAGCAACGCGTAACCACCCTGATTTGTAACATAAGAAAATAGGTTGACCCCTAAGTACCCCTAAAGTACACATAAGAAAATAGGTTGAGTGTTGCCAAAGTGCCACAGTTCCTAAGGTAATTCCTAAAGTGACGCTACGTCACAAAGTATTTTTTCAGGGCTACCCCTTGAAACTACCGCAGTCACTCCCTATACTATAGTATAACTTAAGTATCTACCAACTCCTAGTACCTTATTAGAGAGTCTGTAGTAGGTAGGTACTATAGATTTACTTAAGTATTACTCTAGTATAGATGTTTTCTAGTGGTTTGTAGTACTATTTACAATCTAGAGTTGTATTTCCTTAAGTATTACAAAAATATTACTGTAGACCCCTTGACAAATCTAAATTAATACCTATATGGCCTTCATAGACCCTAGATCAGGCTGAATCGTACCTTCCCAGTATTTGTAGTTTTTGATGATGGCGGATTATTGCCTCACTAAGGTCTAAACTCCAAGAAAGACTAGAATAATGGCTGGCCCACTGCCTACACTGAAATATAGCGAAGCTATAGCCAAGTATATCCGCCAAGCTGTGCAAGATGGTGTACAGATCAAGGATATACTAGCTACTGTCAACAAACGCTATCAGAATGCCCCTAGAAACAACGCAATGCTCTACAAGTTATA